AGTGAGCCGTTTAGTAGTGCTTTGAGAATGAGTAATATTAAGAATTATAAGTATGATTGGATTTGGAATAAGAAAGCATTTTCTAATCAGATGATGGCTAAAAAACAACCACTAAGAGTAGTTGAGAATATTATTGTTTTTAATTCAAAAATATATCAACCACAAGGACTTGTGGAGGTTAATAAAGTAACCAAACAAGGCTCAAAAATTACAGACAACATAGGTGGTGGGACTAGAAAGAAAAGCTATATACAAACACACACAAATTATCCTAGAAATATATTGGAATTTTCAAAAGATAGACCATCTAACCACCCCACCCAAAAACCAGTAGCACTAATGGAATATCTAATCAAAACATATACTAATGAATGAGAAATTGTATTAGATTTCACAGCTTGAAGTTGAAGCACACTTGTAGCAGCACAAAACACAAATAGAAACTATATATGAATAGAAAAAGAAGAAAAGTATTATAACATAATAAATGATAGATTAAAACAAAATGAAAACAAACAAGAAAAGGAAACCAACCTTTAGGGAGCATCTTAAGAAGATGCTTTCTCCTGCAGAGTTTGCTCGTTGGGAAAGAGTAAGAGACAAAAGAAAACACAGTAAGTAACCAAGTGGGTAGGTATATCCTACCCCTTAAAAAGATTTTAATTTGTAAATATATAGTAATGACTAAACTAATGAACAAACAAACCTGTAGAGCTAATACCTATGAAACAAAAGAAAAGAAATTCTGAGTACATTTACAAAACAATATTTGAATAGATAAGTCTCATGACTTGTTATCTATATGTAGAAGATGTACCGATAATGTTAAATGTGATACTAGAGAATTTTTACTTACTTTACTTAAAGACAATGAGAATAACATACATAAAAGAAACAGATAAATATATGGAGTTAGATCACGATAGCAATGTTAAATGTATATGCGATAAGAAATCTTTTCTAAAGAGACACAATTCCGACCTAATTAAAATCCTTAAAACTAATGTGGTATACGAAACAAAATACCATGACAGAAACAAAGATGGTTCAGTACAACTAGATTTTAATATATAACAAAAATATAATGGTATTATCTATAGAGAAAAGATGTGAGCGTTGTTGAAAGCTATATATAGCTAAATCATGAAACCAAAAATATGATCTAAAATGCTCAAATATAATATATAAAGAAAGATCAAAATTAGATTCAGAGAAAAGCAGATTAAGAACAAAACAAAGAAAAGAAAGATTATTAAAAAAAGAGGGGTAATTATTCCCTCTTTTCTTGTTAAATTTGAGTTGTTTTTTCTTTGAGTGGATGTAACTACCACCCAATATATTCTATACTCGTTAAATGCTTTGTTATAACAAAGAGAACTACTATTTCTGTGTATTTTGTAGCAGATTAACATATTTTTCTTTCTTCTTTCTTTGTTCTCCAACAAGTTTTAATAAATCTTTTCTATCTTTGAGTTGTTTTTCTTCTTTTAGTGTTCTATATAGATTCATCATATCGTTTATCGTTATATCATATCATTGGATAATTTTATATAGATCTTTTACTTCTGGTTCATTTTTTACTTTAGGTATCCAATAATAGAAAGTAGGATATACATTAGTTCAGTTTACTAACTCTAATAGATGTGGAACACTATATACATTACCCTTACTACCATCATAACTATCATTGATATAGATTCTTTTTTTATCTATATCAAATTGTGTTGATGTTCTATGTCAGTAGCTTGTTGGTTCAAACTTATTTCCTGTTAGTTCTCCATCACTACTATCTAGATTCCATTCTCTATTACCTTTATATGTTATTCAGAGTACATTATTATTACTATATATTTCTGCTATTATAGGATCATTATACATAATCTTTACATAGTTGTTTTCGTTACCAAAGAATTTTCTTATAGCGTTCATACCTAGAGATGAGTTCCATCATTCTCCTATAGTATAACCTAGATTCTTTTCTGCATACTTAACTACATCTAACATAAGTCATACAGAGAACTCTATATCATTTTGATAACAATATTCTCTAGTAGCTCATACCATAGTACAAGCATGGGTTGTTTCTGTATAACTTCATTGATTAAATTTAGGTAGTTTTCTTCAATCTATTTCTTTTATTAAGTTATGATCAAATCATAAAAACCCTATATCCCAATCTGTTTGTTTGTCATGGGATTTAGCACCATTTACTATTATCTTTTCCATTAGGATTTGTTATTAGATAAATCTAATTGCTTCTCTAATCTTCTTATTGAATCTATAATAGTTTTTTTTAGTTTAAGTTTACTAAATCTATCATCTCAGGTTGCTGTCTGAAGTTCCATATCAATAATTTCTAAATCATTATACAGATCATCAAGCTGCATCTGTTTGATTGGTATATTCATCTATTTGCTATAGTCGGATAAAAATTTCTTAGCTAAAATAGTTACTATTGTTATTACGTAACCAGCTAATATAGGATTCCAGCCATTAGTTATAAGATAGTTTTGTACATCAGGAAGTAATGGTATCCCAGTACCTATAGCTATAATAAATACATAAACTATCCAGCTTTTAATGTCTTTCCATGAAAGTTGCATAATCTTTGAATCTTTTTCGATCATAATATATAATTTAAAATTTAAAAACTAATTCATATAAGCGGTAAGAGGGTTAGCTCAAAGTTCTTCATCTAATACCTCTCTAAGTCTTTCTCCTGTTATATCTTGTATATCATCCCAGAAGTCTGGTGTTGTATCTACTAATACTAATCTTTGTGGGGTTATAAAGTTTTCGTATATATATCTCTTGTAGTCTTTTAATGCTACAATTCAATATCATTTAGTTGACTGGAATATAACAGATTTTATAAGCATAATATATAATTAAACTTTTAAAAATTCCATATTTATTTGTGTTCAACCTTTATTATCTAACATAACTTCTATAACCCAACCACCATTAACATTACCTAGTTTGAATCTTTTTGCAAGTAATGTTTCTCATTGGAAAGCACCTACCATAAAAGCGTGTATCTTTCTATAAAACATATACATAGCAGTATGGAAGTGTCATAATAAGAATACATTAGGTTGATCTTTAGGATCAGCATTTTCTAACATCTTCTGTAGTTTATAGCTTTGTGCGTAACTTTGACTTCAACCTCAATGATGTAGTTCTATATCTACTCAATTAAGTTTTATCCTAGCATTATAGAAACCTAGATAGTGTAAATCTTCTCTAAATCATTCTATTGCTTTTCCTATATCATATCAAGCTAGTTTTAACCATGCTTCATCATGGTTTCAGTTTATAAAGTAAGTATCTATTCAATCAACTTTAGGATAGTTATTTACTACATCATCTATCTGTTCCTGCATACTATGTTTATTAAGCTCAAATGCGTGTCATTTATATACTCAATAACCATCTACCATATCTCATGCGTGCAACACTGTTTCTACTCACATTTCTTTACATTTCTGATAGTATTTATTTAATCATTCGTAGTTGCATTTCTTACTACCTAGGTGTGTATCTCATATAGCTCCAAATAAAGCTCTACCTACTTCTTTAGTTTCTATTTTAGTTGTTTTTGGTTTATCATTAAGTTTCTCTAGAAATAATATATCTTGTATTTCTTTTGGTGTTAGATTTTTTAATATCTCTAATTTCTTTTTGTCTTGTCTTGAAATTTTCTCTACTGGTTTTGGATTGTTTTTTGGTTTGTTAGCCATATATATAGTTTAGGTTATAAAACTATTTTCACATAAAATACCACAAAATTCATAAAATAGTAGATATTGCAATCAAAACAGTCATAGCAACTCTAAATTCTACTCTTAAAACAAATTTATTTTCTAACGAATCTATTTTATCTGACAACATCTTCAATCATTCATCTAATTTTTTATCAACATTATCTATTTTTTGATTCATAGTTAGAATTTGTTCAGCTTGTAAAATATCTCTTTTTTCAGACTCTGTGATGCCCTTTTGCATCTCTTTTATTGTCTCTATTTGATTACATTTATGCACTACCATTATATAAAGTTTTAAACAAATAAATTAAGTTACTAGACTAGACTAATCCAGTCTAGTTTATGATTTACTTATCTTCTTTTTTCTTTTCTTCCTCTTTTGGTTGTACATTTACTTCTTCTTGGATTTTACTTAGTAATCATACAACCTCATTATAAGGTTTTGATGAAAGATAGTTAGCAATAGCTTGTAATAGTTCTTGTGAGATTTTGAATTCCATAGTAGTTTTGGTAAATAATAAAAGATATTGTAGTTTTTATTTAAGGGGAGAACTACTAAACTCCCCATAGATTAACTTATTGAATCAATAGCTGATATCTTTTCATCGATACTAGCTATCTGTTCTTGTAATCTAGTTTTGTGGCTTTCTAGTTGTGCTTTAGAATGTTGTCAGATAGATTGTTTCACATTAACTGTGTTTCCATCTTCATCTTCCATAGGAACTAATTGAAACAGTTTATAGTATTCATTAGATACTTGTTCTGTTTCAGGTTGTGCGATAATAGTCATTTGTATAAATATTTATAAATTAAAAGATTATTTTGATGTTAGTTGTCTTGATCCCATTGTATCAACTTTGTAGTGATAACCAAATGTTTTTACTACAGCATCTGCTCAATACGTATCTTCAGCGTCTGTTGGATCTCTATATAACCTTAAAGATACTTGATCTCATATAGTGAATGATGTTCATGTTATCGTTCAAAATGATCCAATAGTTGTATCCCAAGCAGTACCACTAGCTGCAGAAGTGACTGTTATTGTTCCTGTAGCCTTAACTGTAGGTCAATTACCATCTGTTATGTAATACTCAAGAAACCATTTTACATTACCAGTACCAGTAGTTGTAGGAGCTCGGTGTATATGGAAACTAAGGTCTGTTCATTCTTGATAGTTATGATTAAGTTCTTTATGAGATGATACTTCCTCTAATGTTGCAGCACCATTAAATGCAGCTATCTTTATACTAGTGCTATTTAGATTTATCAAATCTGGAGCATTAGCTCATCTACCTATAATAGGGTCAAAGTTTTCATCCATATATACTCATTCCTCTAATTCTAGTGTCTTTTCTATCCCACAATCTATTATTAAATCACTAGGAGCAACTAATCATGTATCTATAATAGCGTCAGTTCAATCATAATATATTCAGACATCTTTTCAAGCTCATAAATATATTTTATTACTATCTGTATTAAGGAATAAGTTACCAGCTACTTCTAAATTTTCCGAAGGAGTAGTTATTGTATCTCCTATATAAACAGAGCCAGCTAAATTATTTTGAATAACTCCTGCTGTTTCTGTTATTCTTATTCCTTCTACCCCTCCAGCGATTAGTGATATAGCGTCATCAGCTGTTGAACCCAGCCCAGAATTTGTATCTATGTTTCTAGGTATTATTGTAGGAACAGTTGAGGATGGTTCTATGGCTGTTATTCTAGCACCTATACCTCATGATGGATATAACGTATTACCTGCAAACGTCCAATAATCTATACCATTTGTTCTAATAAGTAGCCTGTTTACTGGATCTATCGCTAATCTATCATCTAAAGCCTCATATATTCCTGTATCACCATCTCCAAATGTTAATCAAGTTGCTAAGCTTCCTAAGCCTCCTGCTCATCAATTTATATTTAATATTGATTGTGGACTAGATGTTCATATACCTACATTACCACTAGATCTTAATGTCATACCTAACGTAGAACCTGTGCTACCTATCCAGAACTGTAAAGCTCATATTGCATCTCATCAATCTCTTCTAGCATAGATTCTAGCTAAATAATTATTATCTCATGTAGCTGTATCATCTGCAGCACCAAATATGAATCATCACCCAAATCAATCTGTCATATCTCATGATGTAGTTGTTTTTAGTAACATTCAACTAGCTAGTCATGATATAGTGCTTAGATCTCAACCAGTAACAGTAGTCTCTCTTTCAAAGAATCATACTGGGAATGTGTCACTTATTGCGTGTAATTTACCTCATGGACTAGTTGTTCATATACCTACATTACCAGTCCCTTTTAATCTCATAATTTCAGTAGACACCTGGAAATTACCCCCATAAAATATGGTGTCCTTTGTAGTGTCTGAAGTAGATAGACCAAAATTCCCATCAACTGAAAGCCCTTGACCACACCAAACAGCACCTCTATGCATTAAAAAACCATAAAGAGTATGTGTTTGTAATATGTCTACATAAGCTGTGTTCCCAGATGCCATAGGATTAAGTGTTATACCTCAATTAGCTTTAGAATAAATCTCCCCATAATTTGTATCATTATAACTAAACCTTATTGTGTTATTAGTACCATAAGTATGTAATTTTGTATCAGGGCTAGTTGTTCATATACCTACATTACCATTAGGCACCAAGAAATCTCATTGTAACACAGATGTATTTCCAGTTATAGAACTTATCTCAAACATATCTAAACTGGTATTGTAAGAGTAGAATCTAAACCTATTCTCACTTTTATCATGTCAAAACAACCAATTTAAACCATTACTATTACTTAGAAATATTCATTGGTCGCTAGTTGCTGTGCCTGCTTTTATATACATATAAGCATTAGTTGCTCATTGAAAAAATCAAACAGTTGTATCATCACTTTGTACCTCAAACTTATAGCTTGGAGTAGCTGTTCCTATACCTACTCTACCAGTTGTTTGGTCTACTACTATATCTGTAGTAAAATCAAACACACCTCTATCCTGATCCCAGTATAGAGTTTGCCCATTGGTTGTTAATGCTGTTCAGTTTACATCAGATAATTCTGTTAGTTTTGATGGGAAGCTAGTTCATACATCTATAGTACCAACTGTAGCGTGTACATTAATTACTGCTCATATAAATATTGCAGCGTTTGGTGCTTCTGGTGGAACATTGGTTAAATATCAAGCAGTCGTTGCTGAAACAAATATCAAATCTCATTCGTTCCAAGTTTCTCAATATGGAGTACCTGTTGTATCTATTCATCTTACTTTACCTCGCCAAGTAACTAATCACCTATCTCAATCGGCTATATCTTGTGTAGCTAATCATAATATATATCAAACTGGAATACTATTATCAGCTATTGCTTTTTGTATTCTAAGATTTCAACTATTACCAATACCTTCAGCAAACATAACAGGAGTACCATTTGTTATAGTCTCTCATGTATCATTTTGTACGTCAGTATATAACTCATTACCAAATTGATAACCAACACCGTTCTTTAACATTCATGTTATTGTTTGGTTATCTTCATCCCAAAAAATCTGTCATGCTGTTTCTGCTCCAGTTGGTGTATATGTCGTATCTAATTCTATTCAATATCAAAACTTAGGAAAACCATTTTCAACAGTTTGTGGTGTTGTTTGGTCTAGTTTTAGAAAATTTAGTGGACTACCAATTCTTTTTAATCATCCAACACTCATAAAGAACTAGTTAAAGAAATAAAATCTTGATCCATATATATAGACAGCTCTTTTATATTGTTTTCACTTTCCTTTATCTCCTTAACTAGTTTCCTAAAATCACTATCTTTTTCTATATCTCATCTTCTTATTAGTTTTTCTATATATTTTTTTAAATCTTGTATAATCTCTCTGTCTTCTTTCTGTTGTTCTAATAATTTATTGATTATTTCCCTGTTATCATCGTTTAATTTGATTAAATTAGCTTCGTTGTTTTTCATAGCCGATATAATATCCATTTTATCTTTTTTTGAATCAAATTTGTCCTCTAATTCGTATATCTTAGATATTATTTCATCGTTATTTATTGTTATCTCTTTTTTATCTATTTTTTCTAAATATTCAAGTATATCGCTTAAATCAACTTTCTCTGGTTTAAGTAATTCTAATATCTCCTCTAATTTCTCAAACCTTTTTGTTATATGGTTAGCGTATCAACCTATAGCACCTCTTACTTGGATACCATAATCCTCTTTGTTTGAATAATAATCTAGTTCGTTATTACCAAAAGAGAATCTAGATGTTAATTCATCACTACCACCATCTATTTTTCGGTTATATAGTTTAGACTTATCATAATCATAGAATATATATACATAATCTCCCAGTCATTTATCCTCCATAGTTTCTGAAACAATATCAGAATACACAAGCTCTCTATCGTCTCGTTGTCTTATGGTTATTGTAGGTGATAATCAAGCAACAAAACCTGTATCATCTGCAAATGTAACTGGGATTATGTATTGTGCCATTATTTATAAAGATTATTTACTAAATACTTCTATTGGTTTATTGTTTTTATAAAATTCAAAATTGTCATTTAGCATAAGTATAGTATTTCTTTGCCTCTGCTTCCGTCCACACTCTACCCTCTATAATTACCTCATCTAATGTTGTATTTAGATTTGGATACCCAATACTTGCAGAGTTATATCACAGAGTAACGTTTGCTGAACTATTTTGTAGTGTTCATGAATTTGTAGATGTTTGTGTTTTAGGTTGTTTAACTCAATTATAATAAAATTCTACTATACCACTACTATCTCTTGTTATAACACAAAAAACCTTTCATGATGGTAATAATGTTGTTGGGTAAGCACACGAACACAAAGAATCAGTGGTAAAGAAACTTACATACAATCATTGTCATCATGAGTTAATACAAGTAAGGTCTATACACCTACTTCAAGCTGATGGGTATCAGTCTTTAAACAAAACCGCTCTATTTCATGTTGTGCTTCAATCGATAATAAATGCAATAGTAATATCAGATACATTTAATGGTATATTTCAAACATCTATTTTTGATGTTGTACCATTAAAACTTGCACATTGTCATAGCTTTCCATCAACATAACTTATGCTTGTATCAGTTCAGTTGTTACCATTACCACTACTATCATTACTATTTCAATTTAGATGCCACAATCATTTGGTTACAGAGCTTCATGCTCCTAAGTATTCTCATAAACTCATATTTTTACATTAGGAGATAAAACTAAGCATAATTAACTCTTACATACAAATCTACACCAGCAGTTGTTGCTGCTACAGCATCTATATCTAATGTTAATAAATCTCCACTAGCTAAACTTGTTGTAGATAATGTACCTCAATCTATTGTATATTGATCTGTTGTTGTTATCGATGGATTGGCAGAGAATATTGTTGTACCATTTTTATTTACATCTATTGTTGTTGTTCCGTTACCAGCTGTACCAAACCACATATCTACTGAACTTATAGTCTTTGTAGCGTTAATTAAAATAGTGTTTGCTACGTTAGTACCAGTAGCTCATATAGTTCAAGCTATAGCAAATAAATCACTACCACCTCAACTACCACCAGTAGCATCAGCCCAAGTTGGAACTCAACTAGCCAATGTTAATACTTGGTCATCAGTACCTTTAGCTAACCTAGTAGGAACACCACTAGCTCAACCATATATAACATCTCATGATGCTGTCATTGGGTTTTTCATATAAGAGCTATCTTCCATAGCCTTAGGTGTAACCATTTTAGTATCATTAGTACCAGTATCCACCTCTGCTCATGTTGCTACTACCTCATCACCTGTATTAGTTCAACTTGTATTTTCTATTACTGTTTTTTCTGCAGCACTAACATACTTATTAGTGGTTCCCTGTGCCATATTATCCATATCAAAAGCATCTCACTCAACACTTGTTGGATCATACATACTAGCCATCATATCACCACTACCAGTACCATCTGTACCCTTAGCAGCATTAAGTGTCCAGTAAACTCATTCACTAGGTGTATTACCAGTAGTTGTTTGTAACGCTATCCAAGTAGAACCTAAGTAAGATACAACATCATTGGCTATGTATTCAGTACCAGAATCATAAGCTCACTTAGGAACAAAAGATACTCAGTCAGCACCATTATCTCATGGATCTCATTGATCTCATTTCATAAGTGTTTTAGGGATAAGTTTTAGTTTATCACCATCTTCACTATCAATGATAAATCATTTATCTCCTGCAGCAAAACTTAACTTCTCAGTAAAGTCTTTAATATTTTTATTAGGTAAATCTGCTGTTGCTGTCATATTATTTTATATTAGTAATTAAATAACTGCTCTTTTATTCCATATTGTACTGAATACTGGATATCCTGTATCATCATATACAAATATAGCGTTTCAATCATCATCAGTAAGGATATATTCTAAATCATCATCATAAGTACCTGTTATCAATGTCTGATATATAACAGGCTGTGTCCTCTTGGTATATGTTGTACTTACTGGTGTTCTAGGTGTATATGTTGTCATACTTCATAGATTTATGTATTAAAGGGAGGGCTCTATTTCTTCCCTCCTTTCTTTTTCTTTTTTCCTCAACAAGGCATGGTGTTTTGTTTTATGATATAAAAGGTTATTTAGTCTTGTTTGCTTCTTCTCGGATTTGTTTAAGTTGTGCTTCTGTTTTGATTTGGTTTGGTTTTAATGCCACAACTTCTATTAGTTTCTTTTTATCTCATCATAGTAATTCGTTCACATATACTCAATCATATCATTGCTTAATAAGCTCTCATCTTACATCTCTTGCACTAGCACTCAGATTTAATCCTAATTTCTGTCTAATAACATCAGGATTTACTCCTCAAAACATATAAACATCATCTATAACAAGTGGATTCTTGATGTTTGGGTATGTTTTAACCATATTTTTTCAATATTGTTTAGCTATTCATTTTCTAGGAGTAAGATATATACCTGCTCATAGAAATCACTCATCAGTACTTCATGCTCTACTTAGGGAAAATTCATCAAACTTAGCATCAGTTCAGTGATATAAAGGTTTTCACTTACTTTCTATAAACTCTTCAGCACTCTTATACTTACTAGCTTCTGCTATCAATGGTTCTTCAGGAGCTTTAACTGTTACTTTATCCTGAGGAATACTCTCTTTAACTGGTAGTCATTTAGTCTTATTTGATTCTATACTATCTTTAAATATAACTCATTGATTTTCATCTTTTATTTCTAATCAATCATATCACTCAGATTTATATTTATCTATTAGTTTTTTTTCTGCTTTTTTAGCTATTCACTCATTCCAACTTCAATTATTTATTTCTTGCTCTATTTTATATAGTTTTGATCTATCAGATAAATATTCTTTTTTTGTAATCTGTTTTATATTATATTTTGATAAATCAATTTTATTTATACTTACTTGTTTTGATGATTCTAACATATTTTTTATATCTCATCTTGGGTTTGAATAATTTTTTGCTAAATCTTTTGATCTAGTAAAATACATTCATTCTCAAAGTTCACCATCTTTAGCAATAGAAGGTCATTTTCAATATGGATTTCAGTTATATGCTATCAATGGTTCTTCAGGAGCTTTTAACATTACTTTATCCTGAGGAATTGATTCGTTTATTGTATTAACTTTTTTACCTCATAAATTAGAATTATCAGGCATAATATTCATATCAGTAGCATCTTTTATATTAGAATTTAAAGGTCTATTAGATTCTATTATTTGTCTCTCCTTTGATAATGGAGATATTGCTGATGTTTGTGGTAATCATCACTCTGGTATCTCTATTGCTCTTGGTTCTGGTAAAGCTGGTTTAAGTAAATTTTCTAATTCTGTTTTATTACTTATGTTTCTTATTTTTATCATATCAGCAACTTTTTCTGCTGTAGTTGCTTTACCATTAACCATATTAGATAGTTTTATAAGATTCTTTTTAAACCAACTTGATTGTGCAATCTTCTTTGTTGCTAATAAAGCTATTGTTGCAGGATTAGATGCTGATTCAGCTAATAATATATAATCAGTTAATCATAATCAACCTATTCAATCTATATCTTTTGCTAATAAATCAGATATAGATTTATTTTTAGATATATCTTTATTTATATCTTTTATATTATCAAATCCAGCTTCTTCTGCCCATTGTTGTTGTTTTGTTCTAATAGAACTATCAAGATTTTTTAATCTTTCTTGTTCAGCACTTGTTCTAGTAGCATCATATTTAAGAGATTGCTTTGACTCAAAAGTTTTCTTTATTTCTTCTAATTCAATATGTGTTAGTTCACCATTCTCTGCTTTCATAACTAAATCTTCCCATTTTTTTCATTCACCAGCTTTTATCTGTGATGGTGTAAGTGTTTTGTTTTCATAATCAGCTACTTCTCTAGCCATCTTTATTACATCATCATCTTTAGGTATTGTTTGTTTTATTTCTGATAATGCTGCCTTCTTCTCTTTTTGCAATGTAATCATATCTTCTAGTGTCCTATCTAGTGTTTCTTCTCATCATTCTATTAAACCTTTATTATTTAATGTTTGTCATGGTGTCTCTCAAAATTTTGCTTTGTATTTTCTTATTTCTGCTTTAGTAAATCAATGTAGATTATCTAATATCTTATCAGCGTTAGTTGCTCATTTTATAGTTGATTTCTCCGCTTCTGTTAGTGTGTTTTTAGCAAATTTAGCTCATATTTTACTAGCTACAGTAGAAACATCATCTGTTAATCATCATACTGTTCTCTGTAATATTTTTTCTCATTGTACCAATCATCTTTCTATTCCTCATTTAATTGCTGTTCATTCTCATAACATAGCTAGATTAAATAGATTACCAGCATATCATAGATAATCATTAACATCTTGTTTTGTGTTATCATCTAGATTATTATACATATTACTTATAACTTGTATATCTGGATTAGTTTTTGCTACTTCAGCCATACTTTGTATAGCATTAGCTGCTTTATCTCATAATATTTTTCTTTCTTGTTCTGTTGTAAATCATTTAAGTCATCATTCTAAAGCTCATCATACAGTTTTACCAACTATTCAACCTAAGTAATCAGCTATTCATTCACCCATAACTATTTGTGCAAATTTTTCTCAAGATGTTTTATCTTTTCTAGCTAATATTTCTTTACTATCATCAATCATTTCTTTAAATCATGGCACTACTCATTCATACAATCATTTAACCGCACCAACTATACTACCAATAGCAGCTCATCATGCTCTTAATAAAGGATTTTTTTCTCATAAATCCATTTTTTCTTCTTTTATCATACCTAATGATTTCAATACATCAGTTCATTGTGTTTTTCATTCAACATAATCCTTATATATAGGCATTTTATCTTGATTAGATTGCATATATTTTGATATAAGATCATCATCTAACAAATTAGGCAACTCAATACCATCGTTTTTAGCCTTATCTCTAAGTATATCAGCAAAATTAGCTATCTTTAATGTTGCTTGTAGTTTTAGCTTTTCATCTTGTGATTTAGCATTCAATGATTTAATGTTTATATCTTGTTTCATCTTAGCTCTTTCAGCTTCGTAAGCTTTTTGTTGTTGAAATTTAACAGCTTGTTGATGATATTCCTGTAGTAAAACTTTCTTTTCTGTTTCATTAGTTGTTTTAGAATCAACCAAATCTATTATTTGTTTGGCTTTGTCATCTTCAACTCATGGTAAAATAGTTCACCTAACATCATAACTCATCATTGGTTGGTTAGGAATAGTGCTAGAAAAATTACTAGATTGTGGAGTTCTAATATTATTCTGTCATACATCTACTCAAAGCTGTGTTCATAATTGTAATCAAAGAGCCATTGTTTATATTGTTATTATTTAAATATATTATTTAGATCATTGTTTATTTGTTGATTACCTACTGATGAAGTAAATCATCGTTCTGATTGTGTATTATTTTGTCCAGCTGTTCATTGATATTTATTATAAAGGTTTTCTAATGCAGATACTGTAGCTTTAGCTTTTGTTGGTTCTGCAAAACTATTTAATTGTAATCATACAGATCAAGCTAATAATCATATATCAGCATCTGACATAGGATATAGTTTAACTTTACCTGTCTTTACTATATCTATAACTTTACTATTTCTAATAGTTCTTAAAGATTCAGCAAAGTCTCCTATTTTATCATAATCCATAGGATCAAATAATGTAGAAAAGAATACTCATTTATTCCATCTCTCTCATTTCATTAGATTATCTTCTATTTTAGAAACAGTTACCGCATCAATTCTACCCTGTTTACCTAATAATCATTTTATTTCTACTCAGTTTTCATCAGTATAATTAAATAATGGATTATTTGTAACATATTCTAATGCTGTCATAAATCAAGGGTCTGGAGCTTCTTCAGCTTTAGACTGTAACCAATTATCATAGTCTTTATTGAATTCTGATCGACTATTATATCACATATCTTTTAATGCAGCTTGTCTTTCTTCTTTTGTTCAACCAAAAGCTAATGTTCAGTTACCTTTTTCACCAAAACTTTTAAGATAAGCATCAAAATTACTAGCATTTTTCATAACATCTGTAGCTTGTGTATCAAACATACCTTGTTCTGACATTATTTTAAACATTCAAGGACTTTCCTTCTTTAATTGTGCCATCTTTAGTTTATTTAAATCTTCTGTATTAAGATCTTTAACCAATGTGTTTTTTGGAACTCATGCCAAATCTCATGTACCTCGTCTTGATAATGCACTTCATACAGTTCTGTTTTGGTATGATGGTTGACTCCATAGAATATCATAAGCAGCCATTCAATCCTTAATATTATTGAATGTTACATAATTACCTCATTCTGCAGCTGGTCTAGCTGTTCATTTACTAAATTGTATTCATTCTTGTTGTAAAGCGTATGCTAATGTTCATGGTTTTGGATTATCAAAGTTAGCATTCCATGTTATTCAAGCTGGGTTATTGTTTTTTAGACTAGCTTCATTAGGATATTGGGTAGCATATTGTCTAAAATCTAAACTACCAGTAATTCAATAGTTTATATCTGATGGTAATTCACCAGTTCATTTTACAACAATCTTTTTATTTCAATTTTCGTCTGTTTCTATTGTTCGTGATTGTGTAGAATCTTCTCATATACCAAACATTTTATTACTCCATGCTTTATATTCAGCTTTATCCATTATAGGTTTTCTAATATTTTCTGTTATAGCTGTTCATAATTCTGTACCATTTTCTACCATATTTTGTATATCAGATACCATTTCTTCTCTACTTCTTATCATTGGTATTCACTCAAACTCTTTTAATACTCTATCAACAGCTTTTTCTACAGCTTTTCTTCTTGTTGCTAGATCGTTTGAATATATATTACCATCTTGATACTCTTGTTGTCTAATAAACTTATTCCATTCTCTTTCATCTCTTTCTTCATTAGTTTCATAGTTCATAAGCTCCATAGCAAATCATAGATCTTGCATCTTTTGGTTTCTTTCTGATCTCTTATATTCTTCTTCTTGTAGTTGTAGCTCAAAATTATCTCTTACTTGAGACATAGCGTTATTGTATTTACTACCAAGTGTTTGGTAATCTATAGCTAATGTGTTTCTTAAATTACTTAATTCAAACGCTTCATCATTATATATAGCGTTTATTTTACTTGTAGAAGCACCTGTTCATTCATATCTTTTTTCTATCTCTTTTCTTAAGCTATTTAATTGTAAATCTATTTGTTTTATTTCACCTTCTTTATCTGCTAATCATTTCTGCATATCTTTCATCTCAGGACTATTCATCTCTGATTTATATTGTTCAAACATATTTGTTGGTGCAGCTGATGCTGATAACATATTCATAGCATATTGTTTGATATATTGATTATAATCTGTGCTTTCTACTCAATTTATTTGTTGGTCATATTTAATAAGCTCATTCTTTTTGTTTATCTGAGCCATTGTTTCATTGTATTTTAGTGGATTATTTAATTTTAGTTGTTCTAAATCACTATCGGAAACTAATCAACTACTATACATAGATGATAAATCATTAACACTTTTGCTATCTAATTGTAATCACTTCTGATAACCTTTATACCAATTATCTAATAATTGCTTTTGAGCATCACTTCTAACACCATAAGAAAATACGCTTCTAAATGTATCTATATTAGACATAAATTGTGGTGCATTCTGTCTGTATTGATTCAGATTACTTACTATCTCATTCTGTCTAGCAGTAGAATCATCTAGATACTCAGATACAGGCAACGGTTTTAATGGTTGCTCTTCTGTTGGTACAAATTCTTCTTGTTTTACCTCTGTAGTGGTAGTTGGTTCGGCTTGGATTTTTATATCCTCTGGTTTGGTTTCTGTAGACGGTTCTACCTGTGTTTCCGCTACTTTTTCAACAGGTTCTGCTGTTTTTGGTGGTGTATATCATTCAACAGCTTGTGAAATTTGATCTTCTGTATATCATTTCTCTATAAGTTGTTGATATTGTGGTAGATTCTTTATAGCATCCATTTGGTTTGTAGGAGCTTGCTCAACCGTTGATGGTTGAGGTGCTGGTGCTTCTATTGGTTTATAAGCAGAAATATCAGTTCATGCCTGTTTTTGTTGGTCATAAGCTGTTTGTGTTATTTTTCTACCCTCTGTGTCTGTGTATTTGAAATCTACCATTGTATCTAGGTTATTTATAAATAAATTATTTTGTGAATCTTAAGTATGGAGTTACTGTATATCAGTTAGTTGTTCATCATACAACCTTCATATCACTTATTACTGAGTATCATACGAAACTCTTTGCTGTATTATCCCAAGCTGTTCATGTTGTATATCGGTTAGATGTCTCTCATCAGAATGTTTTAGTTGTTAAGCTAAACTCTCTTCTAACAAACACTCAAGATCAGTTCTCATAATTAAAGTATATTGTACTACCATCTATATAAACACTTTGTATAGCTGTTGTTGCTGAGAATCTTAGTAATTCATAACTCTCTCTAGCATCATCATTGTTTGCCGTAAAGGTTAATACTATATAACACTCTGTATCATCATTATTATAATGTGATGTATATTGTAATATATAGTTAGTCCATAGATATGTTCATTGATTAGATCAGCTATTCTTATATCTTATAGCGTACTCTGTTCAGCTATAACTATTAACTCTAAATGTTCCTGATTGTGTTAATCATTCTCATTTAGTTATTAACTGTTTATTGTGTTCACCATCTATCAATCATGTTATTATCATCTTATGGTTTATCTCAAAGTAAATGGAATATAACATCTCAACTAGTTGATTTTACATATATCTTCTCTCAATACTTCGGCGTTAATCACCATCATATAATCCTAAGATCAGTAGCAACTAATGTATATCATGAAATAAACATATTACTATCTCATACAGATCATCATGCTGGTACTGTATAAACCCATACTGCAGTATCTGCTCAATTATTTGATGCTGTTATAGTTAATGTTTCGTTTCAAGTAGCAGTATACAACAACTCAGCAGTAGCAGCACTAGGAGTTAATATCTCATGTACATTTTTTCATTGTGATGCCATTATATATATTAACTATTTAAAAAAGCTATTCTTCTTATGTTAGGCTGATTCCTAACAGATGTTTTGTAATCTAATGCTTGGTTTTCTATACCATAACTATAATCAGGTTGTGGTACTTGTTCTATCTCCACCGATTCTATTTCTTTATTTGTATCTGAATCTATGTTTTCTGGAGATATTTCTTTTGTTTCTTTATTATCCATCTGGTAAGTCGTCAAAATATAAACCTATATCATTATACTCTGGAGTATATTTACCATCTCTAGTAATTAACTCTATTCTCGGTTGGATCTCTGTAAACGAGTTTTCTCATATATCTGTATCAAATTTCCTTATCCATTGTCTTTTTCTTATCTCTGTTGTATCTGTTATTGTATCAAAGTATCTATAGTTATGGAAATCTACGTATGTTATTGTAGCATCACCTGTTCAACTTATCTTTGTTAGTGTAGATCATACTCTAGGTGTTCTATATCTTGTTGTCTCTTTACATTCTATAAACATATAGTTTAAGAACTTCTTTACTTGTACAACCTCAAATCTTGGTGTTGATCATATTGTATATATATCTCATACTACAGGATCTGTTGTTACAGCATTTATTGTCTCATCAACAACAAACGTATATCTATCAACCTCTCTATCTATCGCATAATATAGATTCATAAACGTATTCTCTGGTGTTCTAATTCATAATCTCCATTTAATACCATCCTTTAATTGTTGTCATAGATACATTATAGGGTTCAATGTCATATATCATCTACTACCAAAATAATAATCTGTTGATGAATCCTGCATAGATTCATAGTTATCTAGATGCCATTCTATTACACTACATCAAGATCAATTATCATAGGCTACATATAAAGCTCATTCACTTGCATACATAGAATATATAGCTGTCTGTTTTAATGCAAACGTAGGGAACAAAGCATCAGGAAATCATGGTGTTCTATGTCAGTATGTTATTATCTTATTATATCATGGCATAAATACCATATCTCATAATGATTCTACATTATTAACATAATAGTTTGTAGCACTTCATCACCAATATAATGGTATTGGTGGTACTAATGTATTAGATCATATTGCACTTTGTCGATCTCATTCTCTTATTTGATATAACATTGTTTTAGCATTACCATTACTTTTCCATATTTTCTTTATACCAAAATCACCACCTGTCATAACTATATGGTAGTTTCATTGGTTTACTACATTTTGTATAATCTCATTATACCAATATATTGTGTTCTCTGGAGTTGATGATACTCAATCCCATCGATGTACTCTACTTCATTGTCAATCTCTAGTCCATATAACAAATTGATCAGCAACTTTAGTTATTCATATTATTTCTGTGTTATCTGATAGTGTGAAATAAGTCTTTAATACTCAATCAACACCTAATCATAATAACGCGTTACCATTACCTATATATAAATCACCAGTATCCTCTAATATAGGACATGCTTGGGCTAAATTATCTAACTCTAAATATCACTCTTCTACATTACAAAGAGAATACATTCAATCTATATCTATACTTCAATCAAAATCTGTTGTTGGTGTTAATGTTAAAGCATCAGTATTAGTTGCTGTAAGGAAATATGTATAAGTTCCATCAGCAGTTATTGTCTTTGGATCTCATGAATCACCAATATCAACTTCTAACGATCATGCTGTTACTCATGTTACTTCTATATATATTCTATATCTATTTCATATTACTGCCGCAGCAGAACTAGTAAAGGCGTTAGTATTACCAGTTGTATGTGTGTAAACACTACCAGCAGATGTCCATCCTGTTGATGTGTATGATGGTGTTAATGTTGTGTAAACACTAGATCAAGCGTATCTTGATATATAACCCACTCAGAATACTAATGTATATTCTGTTCCTAATATATTAAATGTTGTGTAGTTTCTTAGATTTCAATAAGAGTCTCATCACTCAAATTCATATAATGTTGTTGCTGAACTATCATATATATATCAGTTATTACTAGTATATATATCTCACATTGTTGTTATCTTTGAACTATTAGGGAATTGTACTACATTGTTTTGGTTGTGTGTCGCTAATATAACTCTCTTACCATTAGATATGTCCAATCACTCACCATCATAACAACCTCACTTCAACGACAAATACTTATCCGAACCTACTCAGCCCGTAAAGTCATTGTATATTGGATTTTTGGTTGTATTTTCTGCCATATTATTAAGGTAAAAGTTCTAAAGATTGGTTATATATATCAGTTTCTGTTGTTTCATAAGCACTTTCGGGATCAGCTCATCATTCTAATATCATCCTAGCTATTCATTCCTCAAATTCTTGTTTTGCTATAGCTTTCTTATCAAATAACTGTTTATCAGCAAAGTTATACATATTTAACCCACTCAATAGTATATCATGATACTCTGAATCTAGTTTTATATTATCACTTGTTGTTGTGGTTTCTAGATCTAATGGAATGTATTGTCATTCTACTACTATTCAATCAGATATTACTTCTGTTGGAGCTGGATAAACAAAGATACTACCATCTCTTACAATACAATAAGGGATGTTTTCGTTCTCATAGTCATTATCTACACCTGTTGATGTATCATACATCTTACAAGGAATATGATTTCAATCAGAACTGTATTTTACGTGAACATTTAATACTCTCTTTATACCTGTCTCTGTTACTGATGGTTTAGGTATAGAATATTCATGCTGGTTTTCTTCTGTAGCAGCATAATATGATTGTCGTGTATATTTTTTACTTTTTGTTGCTAAACGAGAAAAAACCTCCTTATATATAATATTAAGGTCTTGTAATATTAGTGCATCAGACTTTTGTCCTGCACTAGTATTTGTTTGTACTCTACTTTTAGTAATTATATTTGATACATCCATTAGTATAGTTTGTTATCAATAAATTTATATGGAGAGAGGAGATTGCTCCCCTCCATCCTATAAGTCTATTAAGACTATAACATTTTAATAAGGATTTCAACCATTCTTTGAGCACCTTCAGTAAATGTTTTAATTCCATATCTTGTCCAAGTTGTAACGTATTCACCGATAAGTCCTTTAGAAGTACCTCTTTGCATTTCAGATACAACTGATTTTTGGATAACCATATCAATACATCCTTTTTGTCCAAGTATAGAAGAACAATTATGATCTCCCATAGAGAAAGTTGTACCTCCATCAACACCTTCAGTAATGTCAGTGTATCCAGCAGTAGTTACTACTAGAGTAGTAGCTGTAGAAGTAGCAGAAACTAGATTTTGTTTCAATTTAGCTCTTTCATCTTGAGTAAGTTGGATATAAGTTGTTCCAGCTGTTCCACTATCATTGATAGCAGCAGCAAGATTAGCTAATGAAGTTTCAAGATCAGCACCCAAATCAACATCTCCAACAGCAGCAGGTGATGCAACGAATTTGAATGTTTGTGATCCGATAATTACAGTATCATTAGCTGAGAAGTTACCAGTACCAGTAAGAGTTCTTGTATGTTTTAGGTTGTTAGACACATAAACATCCAATCCTAATGCACCAATAGAAGCCATATAACCATTTCTTAGAGTTGTATCAGCCAAGTTGTTTCCTGTACCTGTAAGAGTTTGTTCCCAGATAGCAGCAATAGTTGGTTCTAATACTACGAAGAAAGGTGTAGTAGTTTCTACTCTGTTTTGTACTAATTTAGCTTTAGAGAAAGAAAGCATCTTAACTACATTAGAAGTAGTAACAGTAATACCAGTAGTATTTGCTCCACTTCCCTCTATATCTAATTTTCCTACTGTGTAGAAAGCGTTAGATACTTGAGCTAAGAATTTTCCATCCATTTCATTTCTCAACGCATACACAGCTTCAGGAGCATACATAGACATAATGTCGTAGTTTGATTCTAATTTTTGTGTATCATCGATAAAGAAATGTACTGCTTTTGTTTGATCTACATCCAAGTATTCGTTAGATGAACCAAGAGCTTGTGTACTCATAGCAGTTTCAGCAGTATAACTTACTGAATAAAGTCTTGTTTTCGCTGGTCTATTAAATCTTGTAGCACCAGTTACTTCAGAAAACCCAAATCTTGCTAGTGGCAAAGCTACTAGTGATTTATTTAGGTCTCTTTGGATTCTACGATCCCAAATTTGTTTTTTAAAGTTTGATAAAGAGTTTGCCATTGTGAATTAAAATAGTAAATAAAATAATACTATTGTGCAAAGAACTTCTTATCGTTCTGTGTGGTTGGAAATAACTTATCAAATTCTTCATCTGATAGTTCAGCTAATTCTTCATCACTCATCTGATTAGGATTCTTTACAATATCAGGATTAGAAGGCACTCATGTTAATGCAGTATTACCATTAAGCTGAGCTTTTTTAGCATCATCAAGTAATAGACTAGGGTCTTTTTCTGCAATTACATATCTAAATGCTTTGTCTCTTTCTATCCCTTTAGCAACTAGCTCTTCAATATCAGATTGATACTGATTTGCGTCCTTGTTCTCTGAATAGAATTTAACAACACCAACACTTTCATCAACCATTCTCTTTACAGTGTCTTGGTCAATTCAACTGTCAGATTTTTTCTCATTTACTTTCTTGTAATTGGTCTTAGCCCTTTCTTTCCATTTCTTAACGGATTCTAAAGCTTCTTCCCTTTCAGCCTTTTCTTGTTCATAAAGGCTTCTGTAGTCTGTTTCATCTCCAGACTCTTCGTTTTCTAGATTTTCATTCTCTAGATTTTCGTTTTCAATAACATCTTCTGCCATTGTGTAATTGGTTAGTAAGTTAAAGCGTTTACTACTCGCAAAGGCGGCATTAAGCATCATCCGCTGTAGCAATATATGAGGTTAATCATACCATTAGATATTGTATTGTTGTCCGTTCATCAACTGTATAGCTTGTTCTTCTATTAGTCTCTCTTCTTCTTCTTTGTCTCTCTCTTCTGTGATTGGATTTAGATCAACTTTGTCTTTGAAGTCTTTTAGATCTCCATTAACAAACCTGAATACCATCTTCAATACATCATTCCAAGTATATTTTACTTCGTTATTATTGTTCTCTAATATCTCTTTTATAAGATCTATTCCATAACTTTCTATTGTTTTACAATAATGTTCATAATATTCTGATGTCTTAAAATCCTTTTTCTGTTTTAATTTTACTGTCATTATCACATATTAGGTTCTAAAACACTTTGTTTACTAACTACTTCATTTCACATTCATTGGTTAGCTTGTGCCATCATTATATTACTTGCTGTATTAGCTTGTTCATTCATTGTCATTTGTTGTGGTGCTTCTCATTGATCTATTAGATACTGTTCTAATGCTGTTAATACTTTATTAGTAGCATCAGTATCTTCAGCTTTCTGGAAGTATATCCATAAGATATTGTAATCTAAGTTAGGATCTTTGAATAACGTCTTTGGTACTTTATCTTCGTTCAAAAAGTATTCAACCATCTCTTTAGCTTTTCTCTCAGCAGGTAGTAATCCATATATTTGGTTTATTACATTCTGTGGCATTCATTCTAACTTAGCACTAAACCTTTTAGCTATCAGTTTACTTATCTTTGGTACATCTGGATCATTGATTATTATTGGTAAACTCATTCTCCAGAACTGTTTTTGCTTCTCTGTTATAGCTTCTATATCTGATTTACTACCAGTTATTATAAACGGATTGTTCTTAGTATTGAAATCATCTTTCTTTATACTTATAGATTTCCATTCGAAATCTTGTGTCATTAATACAAATTTCTCATCACTCTTAGAAAAATACTCTTGATATGTTCTCCATCGTAAGAATGCAAAATCATATTCACCTCGTAAGTATGTTTTCATATTCAATGAACTTAACATATTAGCGTTACTTTGTACTGATTGTTGTTCTGCTTTTGTCATAGCTTTATCTGGAACAATACCCATTTGCATTTGATCTTGTTTTGTATCCATTGTTCATTCACGCTCTAACATATTACTCATAGTCATAACATCTTGTTTGATATTACTTGTTGGTATCTCTGACATAACATTAGATAACGATTCTCATGGTTGTAGTTTATCGTTAGTGAATATATATTTAGGTCATGTACTTGGCTTTAATATATCTTCTTTATTCTTAATCAATCTACTATTTACTATAAATTTACCACCAAACGCTTCTAATCTTGCTTTAATAAGACTAGCATTAAATAATACTGTCTTAGCTTCTTCCTTATCATCTAATAGATCAGTAACAGATACTCATAATACCTTTCATCTCTCTGGTTTATAGAAATAGAACGAGAATGGTCGTGGTATTAAACTAGCATCTTTCTTTTCTTCTTGTAATACTGCAGGTATTTCTATTACTCTTAATTCTAATGTCTTTGTTGCGGCATCTGTTGTTACTATATATTTTTTACCATTTCTTATAGTACAGTGATGATATATATCTACACTAAAGTTTAATGCTAAACTATCACATACTCGATTGGTATTATCGCTTATACTTATAGCTTGTTTCATTAAATCCTGATCTTTATCTATACTTTGTTTAGTTAGTTTAGATAACTCAGCTTTATTATATTGTGGATCATTCTTCATCTCAAATATACTAGCTGTCATTGTGAATCAGAAGTATTTGTATTGGTTGGCTGAGAATTTACCTATCAATGTAGGCGTTGGATCAAATATAGCTGTCATAGGATTAACAGCATAAAAGATAGGTGCTTTCTTTGTTAGATCAAATCAATGTTTATATTTTATCCCTAAACCAAAAAAATATCTATCCCATTGTACTTGATAGTCTATTTGTTGATAATCCATCTCTTTCCCATCAAACTTAAACATGAAATTAAGATTATCTGCTTGTTCGTTCTCTAAGAACATATCTCTTGATATAAACTTTACTTGTGGTTCATCTATATAACTTCATGCTATCAATGTATCGATAGTGTTTGAAACCATATTTATATTAACCAATCAAGGTTGTTTGTTCTGTTTGATATGTTTCTTTAATCTATCTAATATCTGTACTCTTTTGTTCTGCATATAGTTATCTCATACAGAAAATTCTTCTCTTACTTGGTGTAACAATCCCTCCATAGATATTAGTTATATATCTAAATATAAGAGATTATAATCATTTTTCTAATTATTCAAGTATTTTTATCATAACAAAAACTCTCAAACATCAACATCTACAGTATCTCATAAATATTCGTTATGTACTTCCTCTTTCAACATCTGACAACATATAGCATCTCACATAACAACATCATCAAAACAATTATCATCTGCTTGTGGTTTACCATTCTTTAATACAAATGTATAACATTCATCTTGTAACTCTTTATCCATCTCTAGTAATCAGTTTTTTATCATATCTTTATGTTCGTCTAACATTAGTGGTCTAGTCTTTAGATTTGTTTGTCGTCATCTTCTACCTAATTGTATATTATTTCTATCCTCTTTATCTGTCCTTGGAATATAGATGTTATCGTACCATTTATAACTCTTAGCTGCGTGAATAAACGTGTGTCAATGATTGTTGCTCTCTGGAGCTATAACTCACTCTATTCAATTTTCCCATAAGTAATTAACTATGTTTGTCATATCTGCGGGGTCTTGTTTTCATCTATAAGTTGCTATCAATTTTAAATCTCTATCTCTTACTCTTATAGTAGAGTAATCTCCATGATCTAATCACTCAGAAAAATCTAATCAATAGATATAATTTTTGCTTTTAGTTTTATTATATCGTATAAGTCATTTATGGAAATCATCTTCTATTCATTTCTTTATAGGATATTCTTTTATTTTATGTAAATCATAGAACGGTCTTCCTGAACTTATAAAAGCATCAATAGGTTCTGATGGATATTCTTGTAACGTTCAATCTTTATCGTTTCTGTACTTTTCCTCATACCAATACATTTGATCGTTGTCTAATCAATATTTATCCTGAATATAAGCCAATTCTTCCATACATTTCCATCACTTCGGAGCTGTCTTTCTATAACTAGGGTCAACAAACCAAGGAAAGAATACCTCCTCGAATCTATCATCGTTATCTCGGAACTCTTTAAATTCATTCATACCATTAGCTGTTGTTTCTATCGTTATATCTGCTTGCTCTGCTGATGGTAATGTTGCTCTTAACATATCTCTAAATTTTTCTATGAACGCTCATTCACTTATATGACAATCTGTTAGTGTTCATGATCTTGAATCTAATGTAATCTTTATCGTACTATTTTTGTCAGGAAAATAGTATTCGTTTGTGTTATCATATTTTGGGATAGGTTTCTTCCATATTCTTCAATCACTTAGTTTTATTTGGTCTGGAATATTCTCAAACGTAAACTTAACTTTCTTAAATATCTCTTGTAATTTCTCTCTATTATGAGCTACTATATTTACGTTGGTATTAGAATAGAATATAGCTTTATCTAATTTATCTATTAATTTGTATGTAGTAAATCATATCTGTCTAGCTTTCAATATCTTTAACCAAACTCTTCACTTAGATTTTCTTAGTTCGTTCTCTTTATCAAAAAGAATCCTCTGTCAGGGATTCAATTTAAAAGTTACAGTAGCTCATTCTTTGTCTACTATTTTATATAGATGATTTAATCTCCATTCTCTGGAAAGTAATAGTGGTTTTTTATCTGCCATATTTTTTATACTCCTCATACAGTTAAAGCCGATTAAACTCTAGGTAAGTATTGTGTTCTTATTTTTAGGATTTTAGTCCATTAATTCATCTTCTGAGACTATTTCTAGCTTTCAGCTTAATTGTGTCCTTGCCAAAGCCTTTCATTCCACACGATCAATAACATCTTGTGCTGCTTTGATTCTATCAGCTTCTTTAGCCGATTCACTTAAAGCTATTTTATATATAACAGCCTTTGCATTTTTAACTCTATCTTCTATAGATGCCTTTATGTAAGGTTTTAGTAGGTTCTCAGATCATATACTTTTTGCTACATCTTTATTCTTGCATTTATATCATGCTTTTATTACAGCATCTGTTCAATTACCAGACTCTAGATAATTTTCTATAAACTTCTGTTGCTTTATAGTTGGTTTAGTAATTACTTTTCATTTATTTATTTTTCTTACTTTTTTTACTACTGGCTTCTTTGTTATTTGTTTAGCCATTTGTTATTTTAGTTTATTTTCTAAAACTTCTTTACTCCATCACATAAATGGATTCTTACCAAATTTATCTTTATATTCTTTTCTTAGATCTTCTATAGATTTTTCTTCTTTTATTTCTGGTTTGGTTTCTTCTTTTTTTTCTTCTACCTTAGGTTTTACTGTCTTTGGTTGTTTTGTTTGTTTTATTGGTTTTTCTGGAACGGTATTAACTGGTGTTTCTAATGTTTCTTTCAACTTATTTAGATCTGATATTACTTCATGTGTTTGTACTTGGAATATCATTGATAATCTTTTTATCATTTCATCAATTTTTTCTATTGCTTCTATAGTCATTCTATAATTTCTTTAACATATAAAGATAAGTCTATTGTAGGACTTGTAGGATCTTTTTTGTATAATACTTTTATTTCTTCTATCTCTTTTGGTAATAGTTGCATCTCTGCCATATCTTGTGCTTCTTCGTGTTCTGTTTTTTTTCTGTTTAGTTTTTTATTCTCCGCTTCTTTTTCTTCTCTAAATTTCTTTAATGCTTCCTTTTCTACTGTTTCTACATAAAACTTATCACCATCAAATGAAAATGGTACTAAGTAACCTTGATTAAATAATACTTGTAGCATTCATTCTTTTTTGTCATCTTGAACAATTTTTACGCTTAATAGATCTGTAATTACTTCTACTCTTGTTTTGATATTAACCATTATATATAATTTATAATTTAAAACATTATTTTTTCTTGTTGGGTCTTGGGACTAACTTTAACTCATCTATCTTTCTTCATACATAACATTGGAATTGGTGCAATGTATAATCTTTGGTTGTGAAATTTGGCTTAGAATCAGTTATATCTGATTTAACCATTCACATAAACATACATATCGTTTGCAAAGTTATATTCATTCTATGCAAATCATCAATATTAGGTTCTTTTATCTTTCACATAGTATATTAGTTTTTTATAAAGAATTAGCAAGTAAAACTATTCTTGCTTTTGTATATCAGTCCGCTTTACCATCTACATCTTTTATAAACTCACTATTTAACTCTTTCTTTATATATTTCTTTCTCTCTAATTTATTCTTTCGGATCGGCTCCTTTATCATAAACATTTTGTAATCCTCTTTCTCTAATATATACTGTCAATGTTTTAGACGTTTCATTGGTGTTTTTAAAAATATAAACCATTTTTTAAATTTATGTATACAATATAGGTTTATATATTTACCAGTTCTAACCTATATTTCTTGTGTTATTATAATGATTTATAATTTAATATCTAGGTAAATTCTTATATTTTTTGTTTTTAATATAGCAGATTCTCTATTAAGTTTCTAGTACATACCTACATACTTTTTTACGATAAATACTTTTATGTCTTTTTTGCTTGCATTCCACAAAAAAAAAATTATAATTTCACTACCACTAAGGAACACAATATACTATCGACTAAGTTCGTAAGGGTTTGTTAGAGGTCTAGCTATCATAGTATAGCGAAACTTGAAGTAGCAGGATACTCGTAGGTCTACCTGTTAAAGAAACCAAGATCTACTCTTTAATTTGTATTTATAATATTATGAAGTTTATATTACTACTTATTGTTATATTCCTGCTTGGGTTATTAGTTAGCCCTGAACAGTTATTTATATTTGTTTTATTTATTTTACCTATTATGTTATGAAGTTACTTGAACAAATTGAAGAGATTACAAAAGAGATAAAAACTAAAGAAATCTTAGATCATACAGATCAAGAACTATTAGATTGTATTGATGATTGATTTTATAATTTAAACTAACCAATGGAACAACTTAAACTACTACTAAATAAATGAATTAGTAAAGAGTGGATAGAGAGATATTTATGATTATCTACTTATAACCAAAATAAACTATTATCTGGTCAAGAAGTTAAAAGATTTACTAAAAGAAATTTTAACGATAATATGAAAGAATTTATTGATGAGTTAGAATCCGCTCATTTTGAAGATGTTTTATAATTAAACTATTACTACTATGTATATTTCTATACCTGTACTACTTATTATTATTGCTGTTATTGTTTTCTGATTTGAAAATACTTTATATACTGCATTAGCTTTAGGTATATTGTATTGATTATGATGGCTATTATTTATTGTTATCTTATTTGTTGTTAGTTTGTTTTAATTTTGACTTGATTTTTAGATTTATTTGTTTACTATAGCCAAGATAAATACCCCGAGTCGATTAAAAGTTCCGCCAAACTTAAACTGGGTTCGACTCTTGGCGGAGCTGCCCAGTTTTTGTTTTATAAAAATTTTATTATGAGAAAGATATTTATTCCGTGAGAATTATATAATTGAATAGAAAATTTATCTAACGAAGATAAGGGTATTTTATTTGATTATATTTATAGATATAATTTATGATTGGAATGTAAATTAGATAAAAGATTAGAAATTGTATTTTGATTCTTTAAACCATTTTTTGATAACGATATAGAAGCATATAATTTGTTTTGTGAGAGTAGAAAAAACAACTGAATTAAGTGATGAAGACCAAAGAAAGATTGGAATAACTCACAAAAACCTAAAAAACCTACGAAAGCTACAAAACCTAAAAAACCTATAGACAAGAATAGAATAGACAAGAATAGAATAGATATAGATAAGATATTATATTTAGATTATATATATTTAACTATAGAAGAATATAATAAACTAATATATAATTATTGAGATAATATTATAAATAAATATATGAATAATTTAAATGATTATATTTGAAGTAAATGAGCTAAATATAAATCTCATTATTTTACTATACTTAGTTGGTTAAATAAAGATTGAATCAAAAAGAAAGAACATAAAGAACCTATCAAAGTTCCAGATACAGATGATTTCTTTACTTCATTAGATAAAGAATTATGACAAAATTAGAAGATGTTTTATTACCACCTCACGATATAGAATTAGAGAAACTATGAATAGCTATGGTTTATAATTTTAATTATACAATAGATAAGCTAGATAAAAATTGTTTTTATGTTGATAGTTATAGAATTTTATTTGAATCTATAAAGAAAACTAAATCACAAGATGTTTCTGTATTAGCTTTAGATAGTTTATTGGCTGCCGATTATATATTTGAAATACTATGAGAATTTGTATCAGAATCATCTATTGAATATATTTGTAAGGAGCTTATTAAATATAAGAATGCTAGAACCATCATAAGATGAATACAAAGATTAGAATGAGAAACAAGATGATTAGATATAGATAAAGCTAAGACAACGCTAGAAAAGATTACTGATATGATAGATGAGTTTGATGAAGAAGAAACACTAGAGAAACAAACAAAAGATTATTTTATGGATATAGATAAAGAACAAAAGAAGTTGGTTTGTTGATTTGATAGTATAGATGAATATTGTAAATTTGCTTGATGACAATTAGTAGTTGTTGCTGGTAGACCTTGAATGTGAAAAACTACTGTAATGTTAAATAAAGCGTTAAGAGAATCCACAAAATATAATGTTTGATTTGCTTCTATGGAGATGAAAGTAGGTGATATTATTGATAGAATAGTTTGTATATTATCTTGATTAACTTCATATCAATTAGAAAAGAAATCAGATCATATAGCAAAGATAATGGAGTATCTAGAGAAATTATTAGAAAAGAAGTTATTTTTATCTGATAAGATATATACTATAAACAAAATAGAACAGTTTGTGGTTAAGAACAAACTAGATGTATGTTATGTAGATTATTTAGGTTTAATAAATCATTGATCTAGTAATATGAGAACTATCGATAAAATATCAGAGATAACAAGACAACTTAAACTTATAGCATTAAAATATAATGTAGAGATTGTATTATGAAGCCAACTATCAAGAGAAGTAGAGAAAAGACCAGATAAAAGACCAATACTATCTGATCTAAGAGATAGTGGTAGTATAGAACAAGATGCTGATATGGTGTTGATGTTATATAGAGAAGAGTATTATGATAAAGAAACAGAGAGAAAATGAATATTAGATATCCTTGTAAGGAAGAATAGAAACTGAATGGAAGCAGATATACCATTATGATTAAAACTTAGTTCCTTTAGAATGTTTGATAAAGCCTTTTAATTTATAATTTATAAAAGATGCGAATAAGATACTTAAAAACAACTATAAATCTGGATTATGTATTCAAAATGATTTTTAATGATGAAGATTATAAAATTGTTTTATATTTTAAAAATGGTGATAAGAAAACACTTTTGTATGACGAACAATCTTATAATGAAATAAAATCATATATGAGATGAATTTTAATTAATTAATACATACTAATGGATATAGATATAAGAGCTAATTCTTTAGAAGAAGCTATAAAGATATTAAAGAAAGATTATAATATGAGAATGTGAAGCTATTATAGATTAGCTGATACAAATATATATAGATTTAGAGATTGTGTAGAACTAGAAAGAAAACCAAAAGATATAGATTATAAAAAAGCAGAGAAATATTTATCTAATAACCAATAGAGATTATGGATTGTTTAAAACCTGATACATATTTACTAGATGTAAATAAAATAAGTGATAAAGAACTTAAATGATTAGTAAAATTTTTTGATAAAAGAGTAAAAAAAGCATGAAAAAGAGCTATATGGGATAAAAAGAATTGAAGATTAAAATTTATAACTAAAGAAGAATATAACATTTTATCTTCTACCCCTACACCAAATGAATAAAGAAACTAAAACTAGAAGAAAAAGAAAAAAAGTCTGATTAGAAACCATTATAATGAAAAATATCATAGAGAAATGCCAGTTCTGTTCGTCCAGTAAAGTTGAAAGATGAAAACAAATTGTTATAGATAGATATTATTCCATTAAAGATATAGAACGTGTGTTAAATGATTTTTTTAACCAATAATAACCATAAAGATGAAACTAACTAAAAAACAAAGAGAAGAAATGATAAAAAACCATAAAGAAAGGTTAGAAGAGAACGCTAAAATGTATGAAGAAGAAAGGTATGTGTATGAATCAACAATAGAACATTTAATATTTGAGCTAGAGATGATAGAGGATTGATGAGATTATAGTGTAGATGAAATGATTGAATGGTTAAAATGAAAGGTTAATGATCTTGAATGATTTGATACTGTTTTATCTATGTTATGAAAATAGATGAAAGAAACAAACGCCCAGAAAATAAGTCGCTATTATAATATAAGTAGAATAAATAAGAAGTACCAAGATATAGTAGAAAGACATATAAACTGATTATTAAGTGATGCTGAATTTATATTTGAATGTGATAAAATTTATAATAGATCTTGGAGGAAAGATTTTACTACTTTACAAAATGTTAGAGATGAAATCAAAGAAAAGAACTAGAAGTAAGATAATAAAACTATTAGATTCAGAGATATCTAAATATGTTCGTATGTCTAATGCTGATAGTAAATGATTTATCACTTGTATATCTTGTTGAGTTAGAATACCGTTTAAGAAAGCTCATTGCTGTCATCGGATCTCAAGATGATGTTTAAGATATAGATTCGATTTAGATAACCTTGCTCCTTGATGTGCTTGATGTAATACATACCGTCCTGAATTTCATATAAGAGAATATACAATAAAACAGATCGAGAAATTTTGATTAGATAAAGTTAATGAAATGAGAGATTTATCAAAAAAAGTTTATAAAATTAGAACACCAGAATTAGAAGAAATGTTAGAAAAATATAAAGAATTAAACAAGATACAGAGAGAAAGGCTAGGTATAAAGTAATAGAACAGCAAAAGACAAAAAAGTACAAAAATGTCTTGCAATTTAAGAAAAAAACATTATAATTCAAACATACATAGGGAGACAATAAACGAAACAAATTAGGATTAGTGAGTCTTGCTATCAATAAGTCTTTATATTATTATCTATTCACAAATGACATCAGCACAAAAGAAGTTAGTTACAATGTATGCAAAGAAAGCAAAACTAAATCCAAATGAAGTTATCAAATGGGTTGAAGAATGAAAAGTAACTATTAGTGAGATTAGTTTATGAATATTAGGAGAGAAATTAAATTAGTTTTATAATATTATTATATACAAATGGTAGTTAGTAAAGTAAAATCAATTACAGGAACAAATGTATGGAAATCAACTAATTGAGATGTGTTTTATCACTCTATGGAGATGGAGAATGGTGATAAAGTAAGTATTGGTAAAAAGACTGACAATTACTTTAAGGTGTGAGATGAAATTAAGTATGAAGTAAAAGAAACAGATCAATATGGAGTAAAGAAGATCAAAGAGATTAGAGAGGAATTTAAAAAAGGTTGATATACTCCTGTTAATCCTAGAATACAAGCTGTTAGTATGGCTATGGCATATTCAAAAGATCTTGTTGTTGCTGGTAAAGTAGATGTTAAAGATATTAAATCATCAGCTACAAGTATATTTAATTGGATGTTAGAAACTATTAACGCTTTAGAAATAGTAACCAAATAAACTATGGAAAAACTACTTAAAAAAATTGATTTTTTAATCAATGATATTGAGAAAGATAGTAACAGAACAAAATTACCTGAATTATTAAAGGAACTTATTTGATTATCTGTTAAGTTATGAGAGAATAAAAGAAATCTTGTTTCATCTAAAGCAGGATATGAGAGATTGTTTATATATAAAAAAGAAAATTGTTCTCAATATCTAGAGAAAAAATATAATGATGAATACAAAGAAGAACTAAAAACTAACCCAAAAGCAAAAAAAAACAGAATAACAAATGTTGAGATAGAAAATATGGTTAATTTAGAGATGCTAAATCCACAAGAATGAGAAACAGATTATCTAAAAGATATAGAGGAAGCACAATGAATAATAGCATACCTTGATCCTATAATAAAAAGTTATTATGAATGGATTAACTCAATTAAATTTGTTGATAGAGAAACAGTTAAAGTAGAGAAAGCAATAAACAATGATTTACCTTTTTAGAAAACAAGATATGAAAGACTATAAAAAAGAAAATAAACAACTTAGAAAAGAAAAAATTGAATTAGAAAACAGTAAAAATTATTATTATGAATTGTGGAAAGAAGAAAAAGAAAAAAATGATAGAACAATAAGAAGAAATAATGATTATAACCAATTAGAAATACACTCAAAATCTATTGAAATAGAATTAGCTAGATATAGGGGTATGGTAGATGTATATGAGAGAATAACAGACACAAAAGAATATAATGAAAATATAGATTTATCTTTAAATTAAAAACAAGATGTTAAGCAAAAACTCATATAAGAAATATATAAAAGAGATGGAGAAGAAATTAACAAAGGAACAGATATCATATTTCTGTAATATATCTAGGGATATGGTATATAAGATCCTAAAATGACATGAACCAACTAATAGTGTAAGAGAAAGGATATGTATATGATTTGATTTATATGTATCAGAGAAGATAAAAGAAGTAGAAAGACTTAGAAAGATTAAATAAGTTTTATCCGTTTATCTAAAACAAAAATGTATTATAAAAAATGCAGAGCTTGTAAGAAAAATCTATCAATAGATAACTATTACCCACACAAACAATGTAAAGATTGATATAGATGAACTTGTAAGAAATGTCATATCAAGAAAGTAAAGTTTTATAATCTAAGAAAAAAACTAAATGTACTAATAGAAGTAGAAGCACCAGAGATTAGAAATTTACATTGGAAGTTAGCTCTACTAGGTCTTATTTGATTATTATCTCTTGGTGTAGTTATTGGTTATATTTTGATTGGTTAAATAAGCGTTATTTGTTGATTTATTCTTATTATTTATTTATGAAACATGATAAAAGAACATTTGAAGAAGTATTGGTTATATTATTTATTGGTATTTGTTTGTTTATGTCTTTTTATTACCTCCTCAAACAACCACAAGTTGAAAGTGGAAATATCTACATATCAGGAACAATTCAAGTATGATCTTGAACTAATAAAACTAAGACAGGAGAAAATATCTCTTGAAACACAGGAACAACCGTTAGAGAAAATCAAAACAGAGTGATTAAACAAACAACTTGAACTTCTAGCAGGTCAGATAGTTTGGGAGAGAAATCTGTACAAATGATGTCCAAAGATACAGTAGTTATACATAAATGATTTGCTAGTGGCGATTATAGACAGGAGTTAGTAAACTATGCTTATAAGAAATGAGGTATGGATTTGCTTATACTTATGGAATGTGAAAGCTGAATGAATCCTCTAAATGTATGAGATGGTTGAGATGCTTATTGATTATGTCAAATGAATAAAAGATTTCACGATATACCTAATGAGTATTATCAAGATCGAAAGTATCAAGTAGATTATTGTTACACTAAAAGATTAGGAGGTACAAGATTTTATTGACCTGATAGAGTAATAAAATGACAGAAGTGTAGTAGCTATGTAAGAAATAGATTTACTATTTTAACTCCCTAACCACAATATAAGATAATGAAACAAAAAACACAAGACGGTATATTATCATGAATTATTATTATATTATCAATGTTTTGACTTACTTTATTGTTTTTTGTGCTTTCAAAGAAAATAGATACTTGCACCCCATCACAAGAACATCAGGCAGTAATGGAGAAACTAGAATCAATAGACCACTGATTACATGACATACACTATGCGTGTCAGCAATAAGTTTTAATTTATTAAATATATATTATTATGGATAACGAACAAATGGCAAGAATGTGAATAAAAGAATGAATGATTTGATTAGCTTATGAATACGAATTTTGAATGAATCGTGATAAAGATATAGAAAAAGCTATATATTGGTATGAAAAAGCTTGAGATTCAGAAAGTATAGAAAGAGCAAATAATCTTAAATAACAAAACAACTAGCCAGTGAAATAGTCTGGCTATATATGGGAGAGTTGAGCAATTGGCTGGCTCAGATGCCTGTAAAGCATCCTCCGAAAGGACTTGTAGGTTCAAATCCTATCTCTCCCAATCTTAATATCTATTGAGTAGAATATATTTTATCCAAGTAATATACCTATAATGAGACAAATACATAATTGTCCTGTATGTAAATCAAAATTTATGTATTTATATACTTGAATAAAAATCATAGAACAGAATATCCCAGCAAGTGTTCCAGTAAGTAAGATTGAAAGTATTGATAGAGATAATGATTTAGCTGATATATTTAATACAACAGAAACTAAATCAGATTTATTTATTTGAATTATAAACTATTTAGTAAAAAAATGATTTTTACTTCCTAAACCAACAGATGAACACAACAATTAATTCTATATGAAAAGATCTAAATAAAGAAAAATCAGAAAGGAAGATATGGGCTGCACGTAATAAAGATAAACTAATTAAAGTTCTTAAAGAAGAGAACCAAGAGCGTATGGATAGATATAGATCAAGAGCAATTAAAACATGAGATTGGGATAAGTATTGAAAAGATCTAGATAGACAAAGAGAATTTATGACTAGAAGAATTTTATCTGTGTTATGAAATATATAATGAAACTATATGAAATAAAGCGACTTACAAAATTATACTGCTTTTTGTTTTGACACAGATGGAGTCTTTGATATTACAACTATCTTTGAAAAACAATACAAGTAAAAATCTGTTGTACCTGTAAGAAAAAAACTTTATATTATGATATAAACGATGACAAAACTAAAAACATATAATTGAGCTTTAAGTGTTTGTAATAGAGATTTTATATTATGCGATTGAGATATATTAAGTAATAAATCTGATATAAAAGAACGCTGTAGTATGAACTGTGAGCAAAGACATACTTGCAACGCTATAGCTGATTTACTTCGCAATGGAAACTGGAAGAGGGCCGAAGAATTGTTGTGAGAACATTTATCTAGTAATGAATAGTTGTTATGAAACAAGTTATATTATGAGATTGTTTAGAAGAAATGGATAAACTTATAGAGCAGTGAATTAAAGTAGATGCAATAATAACAGACCCACCATATTGAACTACTGCTTGTAAATGGGATAGTGTTATTCCTTTTGATGCTATGTGGGAGAGATTAAATAAACTTATCAAACCTAATTGAGCTATTGTATTATTTGGTAGTGAGCCGTTTAGTAGTGCTTTGAGAATGAGTAATATTAAGAATTATAAGTATGATTGGATTTGGAATAAGAAAGCATTTTCTAATCAGATGATGGCTAAAAAACAACCACTAAGAGTAGTT